GGGAAACTCCTAGAGCGTCATCTGCGATGGTTCCACAGGTGGCGTAAAGAATTAGGCACCGGCATCTACTATCACCTTCTTCAGAAGGGATTTTTGAAGCCGGAGGACCAAGAGCCGGAGACGAGAGGGTTCGAATTCTACTTCGACGCCTTCGAGGAGCTATCTACCTCCCGCCAGGTTGGCATGACTCTTGGGCCAATTCCATTTACCGCGGTCGTCGAATACTCTAGAATATACGAATTAAGCGACCTTGATGAATTCCTCTACCTGATCAGGCGGATGGATAAAGTATTTCTTGTGCTGAACGCCTCCACTGATTCGGGGAGCAACAAGGGCGGGGAGACTAATGGCAGCGGCAACCCAGACAAGAAAAATCCTGATCCAGATCGACACGGCGGGGAGCCCAGGTCTAAAAGACGCAGTCGATAAGCTGAGCGCTCTCCAGCAAAATGCCAACTCCCTTGCTAAAGGAATGAGTTTCCTCACTGGTGTGTTCGCTTCATTCCTTGGATACCTCAGCGTAACCAATCTCACGCGCATGTCCGACGATTTCCAGAACCTCACGCAGCGCCTGAAGCTCACCGCGCAGGCTGGTGAAGACTCGACGGTAACGTTCCAGAAGATTCTCGATATGGCGGACAGAACAAAGCTGTCGATCGGTGATGTCGGCAACGTATACAATCGCCTATCAGTGGCTTTGGCTGGAGCCAAACCAAGTGCGGATCAATTGATCGCTGTGGAAGAAGCATTGATCAACACATTCAAACTATCTAGAGTTGGGGCGGCGCAGACTGCCACATCTATTGAAGCTCTAGGACGCGCATTTGCACGAGGTCAGATTCAAGGACGAGATTTGAAATCTGTTCTTGGAGACAACGTAGTTCTCATTGAGGCTTTCCGCCAGAAGTTTGGCGGGGATCTAACACAGAAGGCGCAATCAGGAGTTATTAAGCTTTCGGATCTTTTGAAAGTTCTCGCGAATATATCGGAAGACGTAAACAAAAAAGCAGAAGCCCTTGCTCCTACTTTTGGCGAGACAATGACTCGCGCTACGAACAAACTTGAGGCCGCGGTAGGTGAGCTAAATAAGACAATGGGCCTTTCTTCAGGGTTCGCAATCGCCATGGAAGGAGTAATGAACCATCTAGGAGACGTAGTGTTCACAGTTGGAGGATTGATCGCATTGACTGTTCTCCCGTCTATAATTTCTGCATTCAATAAATTGAAATTGGCTTTTCTAGCTATTGGTGATTTGAATCCATATGTCCTCGCGTTCACCGCGCTAGTGGTAGTTGGCGGCCTGATCTATTCGAACTTTGATAAACTGAAGAATATATTTGATGACGTGGCCGCTTCATTTCTTAGACTGCTTGCCAAGATAACTGACGGAGCTGCTAAGATCAGTGATGCTCTAAGTAAATTAAGCAGCAGGCAACAGAACGGAGATGCGGATCGAGCTAATGCCGACTCTCTTCGCAAGCAAGCCGATGCTCTCAATGCACTGGCCGAAGCCAGAAGAAAAGCCCAAGACCCTGCAAATATCTACGGTCCGCAAACCCCCAAAGATCTAATCAATGGGCTAGCCAACAAACCTGGTGTAGATCAGGCAAGCGACAAAAAGGAAAAGTTGAAACAGGTTCTTGCTGATCTGAACAAAGAATATCTTTCTGGCGCTATCGACATTGACCAGTACAATCAAAAGTTAATCGATTTTGATTTCTACAAGATAGCTAGACAGTTTGAAGAGGGTGCGACGGACATAAATAAAGTACACGCCAGCCTAGAAAAGCTGGACATCCAGAATTTGAACAAGCAATTGAATGACGGATCTATTTCTTTCAAACAGTGGAATGATTCCGCTAATCAGGCCCAGATAAAACTTCTCACCGAAGAGTATAAAGCAGGAACAATTTCCCTGTTTGACTACAACACGCAGATGCAGAAACTTACGGACAACTTCCTTCCGGGATCTGCTTTCGAAGTTGGCGTCTACGACTACTATAAGAGCGTAGGAACTCTTTCCGAGAACATTGCTAAAGGCATAACAAATACATTCACGCAGCTTGGGAACACGATCGACGAGTTCATCAAGACTGGAACTTTTAATTTCAAGGCATTCACGCAAACGATTCTCGACGATCTAACCAAGATAATTGTCCAGGCTTTAATCCTTAAGCCAATCGCAGCTGGTATCCTTGGATCTATTACTGGAACTCCGTCTCAAGTAAATGCTTCTTCTGGGGGAACAGACGCTAACGGGGGATCTTACGGTGGCGTGCAAGCGGCATACGGAGCGGCGTTCGCCAACGGCGTTCGTAAGTTCGCTGGCGGAGGAATCGTCAACTCAGCAACAGCTTTCTCCTATGGTAACGGACAACGAGGAGTGATGGGAGAAGCCGGGACCGAAGCCATCATGCCCCTTCAGCGCGGAAGTGATGGAAGACTTGGAGTTGCATCTACTCCTAGCAACGTCATCGTGAACATCCACAACAATGTGGGAGCTAACGTAACACAGTCCGAATCCACTGGACCTAACGGCGAGAAGACGCTCGACATCCTGGTGGAGTCCAGCGTGAAAAAGGGGCTAGCCACGGGTAAATACGACTCTGCGTTTAAAAACTCATATGGTCTGGCCAGGAAGGGTAACTAATGCCTAGTCAGTTTCCTAGCACACTTGCGCAGCTTCTAAACTCGACGAACTTCACCTACAGAATGGGTGAGACTCGCGTGGCTACAGATATGGATGTCGGGCCTGCGAAACTTCGTAGTCGGTTCACACGAGCAGTGGACGCATATGACTGCGAGATGGACATAAATATTTCTCTAATAGCCACTTTCCAGACGTTCTACAAAACGACTCTTGGCAATGGGACTTTGCCATTCATGTTTCCTGACCCATTCACACAGGTTGTATCCAACTTTCGTTTTGCTCCTGGATCGACGCCGCAGATTGTGCCTCTAGGTAACGGCGGAACTGCTTTCACGATCAAGATGTCGTGGGAAATTTTACCGTAAATGCCAGCAGAACTAACCACAGCATTGAAGGCGCAGATATTTGCCCAAGAATCGGCAGATCCATTCCTCATGCTCATTACGCTAACCACGTCTACCGCAGTCTACCGCCTGGTGAACAACTCAGAAGACATTACTTCTGGAGGATATGTATTCTCTGCGTACCCTCTGAAGATTACTCTCCCAGTCGATGACGGCCAATCTGCTCGTGAGTTCTCTCTGGACTTCGACAACACTTCTCTTCTGTTGGTGAAAGCTCTTCGTACAGTAACAGATCCTATACCAGTACAGATCGACATGATTCTTGCATCGATGCCTGACGTGATTCAGATCTCAATTCCAGATCTTCAGATCGTTGCCGCCACTTATGACAAGCAAAAACTATCAGCCAAAGTTGTCCTGGATAATTTCCTTGCTGTTGCTATGACCAGCGAGGCGTACTCACCGTCAATTTACCCGGGAATTTTCTAATGAAAGATCTCTCGAAATATATCGGACGTAGCTACAACGTCTACAATTGCTTCGATCTTGTTAAGGAGTTTTACAAAGACCAACTCGGCCTCGAACTCCAGAACTACTTTGAAGGTGAGACGATTCCTGCAAGACAGGACATCGAGTGTCTCATCAAGACAAACCTTGGAATCTTCGTGAAAGTAGATAAACCCAAGTTCGGAGATCTGGTTGTGATCAGACTGTATGGGTACGCTAGCCACATCGGCGTATGCGTAGGTGAAGGAAAATTTATCCATTCCATTCGCACAGCGGGATCGTGCATGGATTCCCTGGCAAAATATTCCAAGATCACTGAGGGATTTTTTCGCCATGAGGAACGCTCGTGATTAAGTTAAAACTTAACTTCGGAAAAGGTGCCGACCAGATCCAGGACATTGAGATCATCGATCGCGAATGGCTAACAGACGCTATCAATCGCTCAGTCGATGGAATCCCGTTAGGAGAGTTCAAGACTCACGAAGTTTTCAACGTAGTGGTTAACGGACATTTCATTGAATATCCTTTCTGGAACAAGATTTCTCTTCGCGCATCGGACACGGTAA